AATCTTATATGTTTCCAAATCCACCATATTTTCCAATTTTTTTAAGGTTATGTTTTTCCAAAAATTCTTTTGGTCCCATAACTTCAATAATTGTTAATTCTGCTGAATCCATAAGAGATTTTGCTTTTTCTTCAGTAACAGCCATAACACATAGTTTATGCGTTGCTGGTAACTCTCCAGTTGGGGATAAATCTATTTTTAAGATGTTATCATTTTTCATTTTTTCTCTTGCTTGAAGAACTTTGCTTTCTTCACATAATATACAGATTCTCATATTTGTTGTTTTGTTTGTGTTTGTTAGTTATAAACTCTGATTTCTATTGGGGTTCTGATTAAATATTCTGAAGATACCACATCGTTATTAAAATCCTTAGTTTTTATATATGCGACAGATTCTGTGTCAAATCCTGAAGCAACATAACCATTACCTGTCTCCCAATAAGCATTACCTATTACAATTGTTGATTTATTATAAGTAAATAATCCATTTGACTGACCAGCATAACTTCCAATTGCTTCGTAAGTAAACCAAATATTTCCAATAGTGTTTTCTAACACTGTTACTACTGGAGCACCTGTGTTGTAGCTTAAGTTACCTCCACTATAATTATTAGGCACTTCATTATTAGTCGCAACAAATATAGTATTTACATTATTATTAGGAGCACCTACATTACTAAAGTCTCCTGTAGTAGTTTCCTTAATTTTATAAGTAACTCCTTTTGTCACAGCTCCTGAACTTAAAGTTAATGGGTCATCCCCACCGCTCTGTGTTAATAAAGCTGTATACACTTTATATGGTCTTGTATTTGTTGTACCTGTTACTGTAAAGTTACCATCTATGGTGAAATCCCCACCTATAGTTTGTTCCTCTAAGTTATCTATTATGTATTTTGTTGTGCTCATCTTGTTGGTTTTTTTTCATTATTTATGAAGCTTATATGGATCTTAACGGGTTGCATATTTATGATCCTGATGGTTTATTCGCTGCTGTTTTTGAGTGTGTTCTAATCGTTGATATCAGTTATTGTCAGAATCCCATTTCCATCATAGAAAGATAATTTTTTATTGGTACCCTCCGCTAATTGTTTTTTTTCAAAAATCTGGCACGTATATGGTTCATACACGGAAGGATTTGGACTTACCCCAGTAACCCCAATTGTTATATCGTCGGAATATAATGCGGTTACTTCTATTGTTATATCATCACTCCCACTAGTTCCACCAAACACATCACCTGATATTACTAAGAGATCTCCATTTTTATATCCACCCCCTCCTGTGTTTAGATCTATAGCGCTAACTTGGCTTGACGTAACTGTGATATTAAATGATGCATTTTCACCACCACCTGTTCCTCCTGCGAAGACGTTGTCATAATTCCCATTCTCCCCGGTTTTGCCTATAGCGTCGCTTGTAAATAAATCGATAACCCCGGTAACCCCACCAATGGCTGTTCCAAGTATTGTTAAAGTATCACCTATCTGATATAATTTACCCTGGTTGTCCTCGTTAACCTCGGTTACTATACCACTTGTTACCAGGACTTCAAAAGTTGCACCTGTACCTTTGCCATCTGTCGTGGCGGTTAATCCTACATAAAGATCGTCGGATGCACTAGTTCCACCTGCAGTATAACTAAATCCTGTGATATTTCCATAATTAGTTGTAAAATCTGTTGAGCCTATAGCGGTATTTATTATGTTCCATTGGAAATAGTCGCCAATAGTATTATTATTAAAATTATCAGGAATGGAATTATTATAGAAATATTCACTTATAATGTTGTCTTGGAAATTATTTCCTATTTTGTTTCCTTGCGGATCATTATTACCAAAACCAAAACCGTCACCTATGAGATTATCTTGAAATCCGTTGCCTATTTCATTGTTTTGAAAATCATCCGCTATGGTGTTATTATAAACACCACCACCAAAAGTGTTATTGGAAAAATTTAATCCTATCACATTACTATCAAAATCGCTTATCCATTTATTACCGCTAACCATACCTAAAAAGTCATTGCCAGTTGTAACAGTACCAATTTGATTACTATAAACTGGACCAAAAAATTGATTAGAATCAATATAAGGACCAACATTGTTACCTGCAAATATATCAAATATTAAATTACCTTTAAATAATCCAGCTATTATATTATCTCGAAAATTACTACCATTATTATTATCCTGTGTATAAATCGAATTCCATTCAGTGCCTACTGGAGATACATTAGAATTCCAATTGTTTTCGTCTGCTATGTTGTATATAGCACCGCCATTATTGCTTCTTGCTATCTCTAAGCTACCTTCAACAATGACATCTACAATATCCTCGTAATTTTTCTTTGTGAAATATACAGTAGGTTCTTCGGTTGGCCAAACTTTTGTTCTTTCGTATGAAAAACCGCTACCATTTCCATTTTGTGTCCATTGAGTAAATTTAACTTTATGATATTGATTGTTAACTGTATCGTGCATTATTAGCTCTTTACCTAATATAACATTTCCAACGGCCTCACCATCATCACCATACAATGCATTATAAAAATTATCATAATCTCGGCTATCTAAATTTTCAATACCAGTGTTGTCCCAATTAAAATAATCGTCGTTGCCTAGATTGTTATTCTCAAAAGTGCTACCGATTTGGTTATTTTTAAAATTATATGAAATGCTATTAGAATAGAAATCATTTCCAATGTGATTATTCTGGAAATAATCTCCAATCAATTCATTATTGTTAAAATTATTTCCAATGTGATTGTCTCTAAAAGCATATCCAATGTTTACGTTTTGATAAAAATCATTCCCGATTACATTACCTTCAAAATCACCATTAGCAATATTATAAGTAAACGAATTACTGATTTGATTATCATCAAAATCTTGTCGGATAGTGTTATATTCAAAGATGTGACCGATTCTATTTAGACCAAAAGTGAAATTAGTCGTATTTCCGGAATCTCCTATCGTATTCCCTCTAAAATAATTACCTATCTCATTTTCATAGAAACCTGAATGTATCGCATTATCATAAAAATCAATGCCTATAATATTTTCTCCAAATGGCGAATAGATTCTATTATTATAACATTGTTCACCAATTTGATTGTTGTAAAAACTATCTTCTACTAAATTATCATAGAAACCGGTAAGGGTATTTTTACTAAATCGATCAAGTATGATGTTATTGTAAAAACTTCCTTTGATTGTGTTATAATAAAAATCACCTGCACCTGTATAGAAATTTTGATAGAAACTACCATCTATAGTATTAAAACTGAATTCATCGCCATCGTCATCCCCAAAATTGTTTTCATAAAAACTTCCAGTGATTGTGTTACTATTAAAATCACAATCTATTATATTGTCACGAAAAGTATTATTGATTGTATTGTGGTCAAAATCGCTATTAATAATATTGTTGTAAAAATCATCTCTAATAATATTAGAATCGCAATCATCATTGAATGTGTTGTTTCTAAAATCAGTTCCGAATAAATTATCTGTATAAACGTTTGGAAATTCTAAATCTTCGTTTCTAAAAACATTATTTGGTAATAAGAATATTTTTTCTCGGAATTCAGTATATGATGTAGTGTTTATCGATACGTTATTAAAAGCTGTCGCATGATTTTCGAATGTGTAATATTCATACTCATTAGTATTAGAGATGATAGTGTTCTTTTTCCACGACATTCCCAATAATACTCTAGCGTCAACCAAACGACCATTTACAATTTCACTAATTGCCTTACCAGTCACAACCATATTAGTGTTATCTTCGATAGATACAATTTGATAATACGTTATAAGTTCAGATCCTTCTGTATTGTTTTTAAGTATTCCGATGATATCACCGGCATTAAAATTTTCAAAAAATGTTCCATTGCCTTCAATGTTACCATTACTTGAAGTACCGCCAGCTGGAGCAATAGAAACTAGTCCATCATAAACCGTCTCAGAAAAATATGCATCGTATCTTTTGAAAAGAACTTCTCTAAAATCATAATCAAAAGCGTTTCCTTGATCGTCTTTTCTGTATGTTATTCTACCAAATGCAGGACCACCGGTCACTTCGGTTTGATCAAATGAAACATCATATTTAATATCATCGTTGGGCCATTCCGGTTGATATGCATCGGATGCTAATGAATTCGAACTTAACGCAAGCACGATTATGGGTGAAACTCCACCTTCTTTATAAGTGCCAGTCTGGATCTCTTCCCCATTAAAATTATAATCCGGTTGATCATAACAAGTTTTAAAATCCGTTATTAAATAGCTACTATTCTGTATTAATCCATCGGTGTCAATTAAATTGGTTAACCCACTGTATGTAACAGAAATTAAAGAACCACCACCTGGCGCTCCAGTTGCTCCTTGTGCTCCAGTTGCTCCAGTTGCTCCAGTTATGCCTGAATAATACGGAAGCTGTGACCATGGGGTTTGCCCATCGCCCATCTTGAATTTTCTGGTGTCCATCTCGTAGCCAGGTTCACCCGACATAAGAACCGGATCATTATAGTTCCAATTCTGTGATAAATCTCTTCTTAGTAATATTCTATAAGGCATTGTTATTTCTTTATATTTTTAATTATATACTTTGATTTCCAGGGGGTAAGGTCTATAAGTACCCAGTGGATTTGCTGATAAAATTAGAGTTGTATCATTCAATCTTCCCACTCCTCTCTCCTGTGCAACGTAAGCATTATTCATAAATGCATCGGGTACAATAATTGTTTTATCCTCCAAAAATACGGGTAAATCACTTGTTAGTCTAAATTGTGAAAATGTATTACCGTAATCCGAAGTTAATGTTATTCCTAAAGTATTTTCTAGCACATTAAATGTAGGAAACACATTGGGTGTAATTATTTTTACCGGTGAATTACTTGTCCAGTTTGTTGGTGTTGTTCCAGTAGCAATAAAGGGCACGCCGATACTAACAAACCCAATATTAGTAAAATTATCCTCTGTTCCCTGATTATACACCTGTTCAACAACATATTTTTGACCGATTATAAAATTGGGTCCTGGTGTTAATGAGGCATAAGATCCGGTTTGCGTTACTAATGCACTATAAACTTTATAATCCCCTCGTGGACCGGACCAGTAGGGTAAATAGTTCCATGGAGTGACACCATCGCCTATCTTCATATATGTTGTGTCTGTCTCGTAACCAAATTCACCACTCAATAGTATTGGGTTATTCACCAACCATTTACCTGATGGATCTCTTCTTATCTGAACTCTAAATGCCATTTCTATTTAATTTTTTATGTTAATTATGGAGTCGAAAGATCACCGAATAATATCCACGTATCTGCTCCGGTTTTTATTAATGTTGCGACTGAGTATTGGTACCCTAAATCTAGAGCTCCTTGTGCAGAATTAATAACAACCCCAGAATCACCAATCACGCTAACAGCTCCAGTACCACCTCTTGATACCAATATTCTGGAGCCAATCTCGAAATTGCTTGATGCATCAGTTGGAACTCCTAGATATGACTGCGGATCTTCCGATGTGATATTTACCATCTTGTTTCTATCACTAAGCTCCAATATATAAGTTCCTGTTTGCTCGTTTATTACTACCAAAGAAAAATCTGGTCCGGTTGGACCTGTTACCCCAATTGAACCTGTTGGACCGGTTGGACCAAATCCACCAGTTGCCCCTGTTACCCCAATTGAACCTGTTGGACCGGTTGGACCAAATCCACCAGTTGCTCCTGTTACCCCAATTGAACCTGTAGCTCCAGTAGGACCGACACCCTCATAATATGCAAGCTCGTTCCATGGTGTTATCCCATCACCAATTTTAAGCCTACCATTGTCCGTTACGTAACTAGGTTCTCCCAATAATAGAACTGGATTGTTTACTTGCCAGTTTGCTAATGTGTCTCTTCTTAATAATATTCTATATGCCACTTTGTTTTGATTTTTTGCTTCGTTGTATATATTCGGAATCCCCGTCCTAATTTCTTCTTGCAGTAAGAACTTTATTGTAGTCCATTCTTATCTTGTTAGCTGACAGAATATCTTTTATCTGTTTGTCACTTTCATCATACCATTTTTTATATTCAGAATCTGACGATAGTGGATCATAGTTCATCTTGTATGGTTGATCGTCGACATCTATCGGCTCTTTTCTATCATATTCCTTATAATCAACTATTAGATCTATCGTAGAGTTTCCTGTTTTCTCTAGCCATGCCTTATAGAATTGGCCAAAATCTCTAATTCCAGTCACGAGATCAACGCATCCAATTGAACCAGGTAAGCTTCCGCCGTGCATGAAAAATCCACTTCTGCCAAATGTATTGGTTCCTTTCTGTGGAATTAGTGAGAATCTAAAATTACCCCAAGCTATTCTGGATGGATCTGTTATCTCCTTGAAATCATCAGTGCTCAGTGTGACATCATTATTAGGTAGGAGAAGAACTGTCTGTTTAGCTAATGTGAGCTTTACGAAATTATCATCGTTCCTCCACCTGGCGTTAAGATCCCTTTCCTCAGTAGGCCCTAGTTTATATGTACCCTGAGGAATTGGTCCTTCCGCTTTTACTTTGGACCATTCAACAGGTGACGTGTTATATCTCTTTTTCCAAGATTCTGGTTTAGTGTACCATTGATAATATGTTCTCCCGGAGCACGCTCGCCATGATCTTACCACACTTCCATTCTCCACAAAATCTAGCGTGTTGCCATTGAATAGAAGATGTGCATCGCTTTTTGACTCTGCCTCGTTGATAAAGCCGGTAAAGTTTAGAATATTTTGCATTTATAAGTTTGTTTATAATTGAATACGACAAACTATATATTCGAAAAGTTAATAGCTATTTGGGGGATATAAACAAAAAAGCCCAGATATTAATACCTGGGCTTTTTTTAACTATCAAGAACGTTATTTCTGTTTTTTAAGAATAGCTGCTTGTAAGGCTTTTGGTAAGGTTTTTTGTTTAGCACTTAGACCTTTTTTTGGTGTTTTTGTTTTTTCACCATCATTTTCTTTTTTATCTGCTGCCGCTTTTTTCATTGTCTCTTCCTTGTCTCCGTCCTTATCGAGATCTAAAAAATCAGGCTTTGCTTTGCTTTTTGATTTATCACCAGATTTAGCTTCTCTTTTAGCTTTCTGTTTATCTAAATAAGCTCTGAATCCTGCATTCATTTTTTCTGATACCTCATTTCCAAATTCCTCATTAATGAAGCTCTCGAAAGTTTCTATATTTTTCATATCGAATTTTTTATTTATAGTATATATCTGAGAGGTTGAAACTATTTTCACTGGAAACAAAAAAGCCATGACATCTGATGAAGTCATGGCTTGTAGTAGCGTAGCCCGGTAATTATATTTTTATAAGTCCAGAATCGAATTCCCAGTGGTGATTGGGACACAGGGCCATTAAATTTTCTGAACTGTTTATTTCTGATATTTTTGCATCATCAGGAAAGGATGATACTGATTTTATATGTGCTATATCAATATGTGTATCATATTGGCAAACTTTGCATTCCTTTGGTGATCCTGATCTAAAAAAAACTCTTCTTGCATGTTTACATATTGTGCTTCTTGCACTTTGATATGATTTATATCTTTTAAATACCTCGCTCTTAGTCATATTTAATATAATATTTACTGCTGGTATTTTTTCGGGCTTGTGTTTTTTTCTATCTTTATTATAATTTATTTGACATAATTTACCACAGAATTTTTTTTTCTTGGTTATTGATATTTTTTCATTATCCCTTAATTCTATTATATTGTTGCACTTAGCACATATTTTTGGATTATTGTAATATTCAGCTCTTGCTTTCTCCTTGAATATTATAGCTGTAGCCTTTCCGCCCGCGGAGTTAGGATGATTTTTCATTTTAATGTATGAATATATTTTTTGTATGTTATATATCCCGCGGCCATAAAAAAGTCCGATATTGTGGATATCGGACTTTTCTTAGTAGCGTAACGTGGACTCGAACCACCCCCCAAGCTTATGAGACTTAGATGCAACCTTTACACTTTAACGCAATTTGCTGATTAATGAAGATTCGAACTTCAATCCTGTTTCCCCTTTCGCCTCCACGGCTACTCCGTTCTACTGTGCACCTTTACACCATAACCAATCGACAGTTTCGAACCTGTCATACTTTGAGTAATTAATTCAAAGCTTTGTGGGGAAGGGTGGATTCGAACCACCTATTATAACATATGAAATTAATTTTATCCTTCGAAGTAACTCAAAATCTTACTACTTATCAAAGAGAACATTGATCAGAGTGTCTTTTTTGTTGCTTCCCCAATTTATTTAAAACCGATATGCTTCATTGCAATTTAATTTCATGCTAATTTGAAACTTGCAGGGATTTCTCCACTCTTTCAGTTTTAGTGGCGGTCCCAGGGGGACTCGAACCCCCGACCTCCGCCGTGACAGGGCGGCGTTGTAACCAACTCTACTATGAGACCAAATATCCACTGATGAGATAATTCAGTGTGGATGTATCGGTTTTCTTGCTTTCAATAAACCTGCTGGTCTTACCCGGTGAAATTAGTCAAACTACTGGGAGGCTCTGTTACCTACCTTTTATTTCCCATGAGACCGGCGTTAAGGCTGTCCGGTCCAATAGCCAATCTATTGTTAAATGAGTCTTAGATCAAAGACTGATGGATATCTCTTATCCATTTAGTACTCCCACCGGGAGTCGAACCCGACTTTCCAGGATGAAAACCTGACGTCCTAACCGATAGACGATGGGAGCGGTTAAGAAATAATGATGGAGTACCCGTCTCGCTCCATTCTTAAGTGCTTCTTCAGTTTTACTGTGCACAGGCACATTCCTTTGCAGGGGGTGTTGAATTTCTTAATCTACACATGGTTGTCGACACCGATGAGCAGGAAACCCCATTATTTCTATTTGTATATTTTATTGCCAGTTCTTGATGCTTCTCTATATTTAGATAAGCTGTTCTATTGTTTCTGCAAGTCTACTCGCTATAAATAGCGGACTGTTTGGAATAAAATAAATTGTGGTCCCTGTAGGGCTTGAACCTACGACCCCCTGATTATGAGTCAGGTGCTCTAACCAACTGAGCTAAGAGACCGTTATTAAAAAAAAGAAATATCCAAACCACTTTCACATCCCTTTACTCTTTGGTTTACCAGTCTTGCGTGACTGTGCTGGTCTAATCTCATTTCTGATATTAGAACGGTCTATTGCGTCAGGGTATGGCAACCAATAGACTTGGACCTCTCCAAAAATATTTCTTTTAATTCTTTATGTTAATGAACGTTATTTTGTTTATTATTATATTGCAAAAGTATGATATTCTTTCGGGATAAAAAAATTATTTTTGATATTTTTTTGAATCTTTATTGTCTTATGATCCTTAATAATTACATTGCAAATTTATGAATTATTTTTGAAATAAAAAAATATTTTTTGATATTTTTTACTTCTTTTTTATTCTTCCTCTTTTCCATCCCTCTTCAATTGCTGTGCTGCTATTAATCTTTTTTTCAGTTAAGCAATTATTTACCCAAATTGTACCGAATTGTGAATTTTTTTCTCCTGTTTGTGATATGGAACTCTTTGCCCCTATCTCGTCTTTGGTTTTTTGTGTGTGATTTTTGTTTTTAAAACTATTTATAAAGTTAATATTCCCACCATTCTCGGATCTTATTTTACCTATGATTGATCTTTTTTCTGATAATTTTTTTACCCATTCCTTATCATTTTCTCTTAGGAATTTCAATCTTGCATTACCTCTTTTGCTCAACTCCCTTTGCATCTCATTTGACCATTCGTTTACTCCTTCCGTAATTCCACCGGTTCCACCAAGGAGCAGATTCATGCACATGGGATCTTTTAATAGATCCTCGTTAACCAATTCTACCTCCCTTTCTATCAGGGATATTCCATCGTCAAGATATTCCAAAATTTCTTTATCGTGTGAATCCTTACCGTGCTTTCTTATGGAATTTCTTAGTCTTTTACCACTTCCAAAATACCCATCGTCTATATTATCAGTGGAGTGCATACCTATATAATATTTACCATTCTTTGTGTTGGTTATCTTATAGATGTAATGAAACTTCTTTTCTTTTCTTGCCATTTCTATACTTTAATTTAGATTATATATCCAAATTAAAGTACGAAAGAGCGCCGCGGAGATGAGAGGATTCGAACCTCCGCGGCGAATGAACGCCGAACGGTTTAGCAAACCGCTGCAGTACCACTATGCTTACATCTCCGAATACAAGCCCAGAAAATTGCGCATGCTGAGCAGAGGCGTTCTGGGAATTGTTGTACCCCGAGCCGGAGTCGAACCGGCACGCTCCTTTCGGAACACCAGAGTTTAAGTCTGGGGCGTCTAACCTGTTTCGCCATCGGGGCATTATTTTTTCTAGAAATATTTCATTTTCATTCCTAATTTCCAACCTATGGAAACGTAGTATTCAATATCTTCTTTTTGTATTCTAATATTTTTTTCGTATTCTGTATTATAAACCCAGCATTTTCCATACTGTGAATTTTTTTCTCCCTTTTGATTTATTGAATTTTTATTACCGATTGTTTTTTTTGCCTCCTCTGTATGGGATCTGTTCAAAAATGCAACCGCTGCTGATTTTTTTAATTTTTCAGATTTTTCCGGATCTCCCCACATTTTTCTGGAATTTTCTGACATAGTAATACTCATTTGCATCTTTCTTCTTTTTGAATATTCCTGATCATTTTCCATCAGCCATTTTTGTCTTTCTCTTGATCTTCTTCCTAGCTCTATTTGAATTTCTAAAGACCATCCTCCACCTCCACCAGGTTGCAAATTCATGCACATCGGATCATTTAATAGATCCTCGTTAACCAATTCAATTTCTCTATTTCTTAAAGATTCACGGTCTTCGAAATATTCTAGAATTTCCTTCTCATGTACTTCTAAACCATGTTTTCTTATGGAATTTCTTATTCTTTTTCCACCCCCCATATAACCATCATCTAGATTATGAGTAGAGTGCATACCTATATAATATTTACCATTCTTTGTATTGGTTATCTTATAGATATAATGGAACTTTTTTTCTTTTCTTGCCATTTCTATACTTTAGTTTATCTTATATATCTAAACTAAAGTACGAAATCGCGCCTGGGTGAATGACGGGAATCGAACCCGCGACCTTTGGTACCACAAACCAACGCTCTAACCGACTGAGCTACATCCACCATGTTACGATCTATAAGGCCAGATCGTCAGCCAGTGCCTTCTCCCTGGGGAGATGCTATTTATTGTCTCTATTTTTTCCTAGATGGTAACCATCACAGAAGATGCATTTATAAACACTAAAGTATTTTCCATGTTTTCTCTGCATTGCGTCTGCTGCTTTTCTGCCTGATTCCTTTGTTGGAAATCCTTGCTTTGCCTTGCCGTCCATTTTATAATGACTTCTCTTATCGAATAAACCTAAAGCGTTACCTGTTATGAAAAAATTTCGAAATGCTCTTTTTAATGGAAGCTGATCCTTTAGACCAAGTATCACATTTCTTAATTTAATTTTCATTTTTTCCTGTCTTATTAAATTCCTCTTCTGTTACTTTTTTAATTGGTGTAAATAAAGCGAATCCATCATCGTCTTCGAAGTGATTGCATTTATCCATGAAATAATTTCCCATTTTAAATCTCCAATACTCGAAGACATTCATAGCGTCGTTCCATTTGCCAATTTTTGCTCTTCTATGATCTCCAAGATAGAAAGCTCCATCTTCAAGTTTAGCTTTTGCAATTGCTCCAGCTTCGATAAGCCTTGGTATATAATATTCCTTATACTCTTTCTCACCGACTCTTGGTATTTCAGGTACATCCTGGGGTGTTTTAAAAGGTTTAAGATTGTCCCATCTTTTTCTTCTAAGCTCCTCAAAATTTCTTCGATCAATTTCCCTTTTTTCCTCAAGGAACTTTCTGATCTGTTCGATTTTTTGTTTTTTGTCTTGTTCCATGATTACTAATTTTTATTAGAGGTGCCTGTCAGATTCGAACTGACGTGAGATTTCTCTAGCGGTTTTGCAGACCGCCCCTTTCAGCCACTCAGGCAAGGCACCGTGATTTATTTCCTTCTATATTTCCTTCCATTCCCTTTATTACCTCCCTTATATGTTGGTAATTGTGCATCGCAATTTGGACATATTAATCTAAAATTGCTTTCGAGATTATTTTCTGAATTGCCATCGATATGATCTAATGTTATTGGTATTTTTTTACCATTCCATTCCATATTTTTGCAAATTTCACATTTATGGCCTCTCTCTAATATAAGTAATCTTTTTATTGTGCTTCTATTTGTATCCTTTAGTTCACCATTTTTGATCTTTTCTAATTGTACTTTATTATAATGATTTCTATAGCATACATCGTTACAAAAAACTGTTCTTTTATCCAGTTCTTTATTGCAATTTTTACATATCTTTTTTTTAGATGTTCTTTTTACCGCCCATCTATCAACCCCAGAATTGGCGCAAGTTATCGAGCAAAATTTTCTAGCAGCTTCTTTTTTTGTTGTACCTACAGTGAATTCTTTTTTACAGTTTTCACATATTATTTTATTGACTCTAAGATGTGTATAATCTTCCTGTTTTATTTTATATTTTTTGTATAAATGCTGTTTTACTGCTGAATATGTTTTGTTAAATAGTAAGGATATTTCATTGTAAGTCTTTCCTTCAATTAGCATTTTACTAGCTGCCTCTGATTCATTTTGTGTCCACATATATAAATGTTTTATTCGTATATATCCAAAAATGGATTTCGAATATTAGATCCGGGTGTCGGATTCGAACCGACGTCGACTTTCGTCTCCTGATTACAAATCAGGTGCAATGGACCGCTATGCGAACCCGGAATATTTTGAGGAGAGAGGGAGGATCGAACTCCATGCAGTTACCCGCACCCGATGCTTTCCAGGCATGGCCTATCACCGTTTAGGATCACTCTCCATTGAGGGTTGACATATAGAATCTTTCCCAGTTTCTGCGGTATAGGTACCATCATGGGCTCCGTTAATTAATTCGTCTTTATAACCCCATACGGAACAAGCGGGGTAACCTAAGCGGAGAGGGTGGGATTCGAACCCACGGGAGTAATGAGCTCACACTAGATTTCAAGTCTAGGCGCTTTTGACCACTTGCGCACCTCTCCAATTTACTTTTACAATATTTCAATGAACAATAAAAAAGGCCTCCTTTTCGAGGAGACCTTTTTGATATTTATTATGTTACCTAATATCAATACTCTCTCCTCATCACAATAGACGATTCACAAGTTGAACTTGTGTGATCTAAATGTAATGTATCTAATATGTACTGTATTTGTGACATGATTTTTATTTTTATAGATTTATATATCTAATTGATTTTAATATTTTATGCAAATTTAAGGAAATGTTTCGAATAAAAAAAATTATTTTTGATTTTTTTCAAAATTTATTTAAAAAAAGTCACTCTTGCGAGTGACTTTTCATTTTTTTGTGATTTATTAGATCACAATGGCTTCGATTTCTCTCAAAATTGCTTTTGGATCAACCTCAGCTTTTTTGATCATCTCGTAGATATCAGCAGAGTAACCAAAAAGTTGAACTAATTTGTTACCTGGTTTGAACATGGTTGTACCATATCCTTGAATATCCACCGTGTAGATGAACGGCTCACCGTGTTTAGATTTGTAAGATTGGAAAGAACTGTTTGTAACGATTCTATCACCACCTTGTAAATCCGATATGATGAAGACGCGGTCATATTTACCGCTTGATTGTAAAGTTGAGAAGATTGAACCGAAGTCCGTACCGTGTCCAACCCTACCTTGTAAGCTTAAACATGTGTTTTTGATAGTGTTTATGCTATCACCTGGATTGTATCTAATATCCTCAGTTGTTGTTGCAAATTGATATAAATCAGCACCAATACCTTTTGCTAGGGTTGCTCCGATAAGAGCAGCTTTATCGATACAGTGTTTATTGATAGCTTTACCATTCATTTTAACACCTTGACCCATTCCGTGCATAGATCCTGACGTATCTATAACAACAGCAGTTCTACCATGTGAGAATAATTCAACCAAGTTTGGTATTGCTAACTCGTAAGCTTTATTTAAAGCAGTAACGAATGGTCTAGATGCAGAAGCACTAGTTTCTTGTAAAAGAATCTCCAAAGCAATATCTATTTGGTGTGGGAAAACCAATGATTTTCTGATTAATTTCTCATCGATTAAAAGCTCACATGCTCCACTAACTAATTCAGAGTTTGCGCTTGTGTTGATGATGTTTCTTAAGTTACGAAGCAATGCCAAGTAACCAATTTTTCTTGTTTTAATCAATTCAGCATAGTTGCTTTCTTTAGCCTGTGTTAATTCAACTTCAGCTTGAGCCTTGGTGATTTCCCCAGATTTAACTTTTGCAGCAACATCTTGTCCAGCTTTTGAGTTTTTATCCTCAACTGTATTGAACTGTTTTAATTTACCGGTCATAAGATCTTTAAAAACACCTTCCATTTGTGTGGTTGCTGGTTTTGGACGAACCAAGTTAACAACATCCACAAGAGAAACTGATTTTCCTTTACCTTGATATTTAGCTAATTCGTAGGTATCTGCTGATTCCAAAGCTGCTTTAAAACCTTTCTTCATTGAGTTAGGTAATGGTTTACCTGGATTGAAGTGTTGGTAAGCTGCAATGATCTCTAATACGTCATCTAAACGGTTTACAATACCCCCGGTTTTAGCATTCTTATCTCTTTTTGAGAAGAATCTTTTACCTATGGCTGAACCAGATAAATGTTTAACTAATGACACAGATCCAAAGTGTGTTACAGATCTTTGTCCAACAACTGTTCTCGCGTACACGAGCGCTTTCGCGACGAATTCAATATCTTTTTTAGATAATTCGTCGATGAGTTGAATGAGTCTATTCTCTCTATCTGATAATTTTTCGTAGTATGAATTGTCTAATCCAGTGGTAAGAATTGCAATTAATTCCAATTTTGGATCATACTTCACACCAGTACCACCTTGGTGGTTTGTAACTGTCTCTACAGTTCTTTTTACTTTTTGGTTGTAACGTGACATGATTATAATTGTTTATTCGTTTATATTATAAAATTGAGTTATCGAAAAGATAAAGCATATAGACCAGGTCAAATGCAAGATCAATGTCAAAGACCTTCCTCTATCGCAAAGGCAAGGACAAAAACTAAGTCTCGTTAGTTAGCCAATTATCTGCCTAGTGGTAAAGAGGTATCTTTCTCTATGGCTTTCAGTAACTTGTCTAACAATTGAGTTCTATCTCAGTTTTGTTTATTTTTATAGAAGAAGCGGAGTTTTGAGGCTCCCGAAGGAACCTCACAATTGCTGTATATGATTAATAGTCATTTATCTTATAAGATAATGGCTTGACGCCATTAATTAAAGGACCTTATCTCTCCGAATCAAAGCATCAGGGGAATCGGCTTTTGCTTACCCCATCAGCACCTCAATTTATTTTTTATTTTTCTAGTTGTTTCAGAAACTCATCAACAACTGGTTGGAATCTAGCATCAACCTCGATTTTAAGGTTTACCGCTTCCGTGATTTTATTCTGACGCTCAGTTTCGAAATCTAGCTGAGCTTTTTTATAATCAGCTAGCCAAGATTCTCTCTTTTTGCTGTACTCGTTCATAGAAAGAGCATTTTTCTCGTTTACCTCAGCTTGCGCATCGGCATTCAATTTAGAGATTCTTGCATTCTCCTTGGTTACTGAATTCTTAACCTTCGATTTGAAGTAGTTAACTCTTTGTTCATAGCCTCTATGAAGAGCTGCCAACTCCTCGTGTGTTTTTAATAGTTCCTCAGACTTGTGATGCACGTTAACCTTGATAGGTGTTTTCTTACCCACCTCGACCTCCATAAACTCAAGGAGCTGAATCTTAGGCAATTCAGATCTTAAACGATCTAACGTTCCACCTTTATGTATGAATTGACCTATGTGTGAAGCATAAGCCTCAGCCTCGATGAATTCATTATATTCTTCCATTGAGAGTTGTTCCCAACCCCAATCCTCACTAACTTGAGAAAGAACTTCAGGTTGAACACTAGGTTCCCTCGTCGGTGCCGGATTTTCATTCTCGTAATCGAAATACTCGGTTTTGATCCCGTTTATCATCACATCCTTAGCTTTTATATTCTCCATTAGGAAAGCCTGGGTTGCATGCAATCTCGCCTTTGATTTAAGAAGTTCTACAACATCAGTAGGCATAGGTTTTGCAGCGGTTAAC